GCTAAAGTCATTGAACAAGGCAGAGTTTCTGCAAATGGGAAAATGTATGCCTATGCTACGACTTTGGACACCAATATTGGTGAAGTGTGGGTTGCCGCAAGACCATATAGAAAGAGTGATTGTTTTTTGGTGTATATTAATAACAACAAAGGAGGTGAGTGATGTATGATAAGATTATTGCAACTGTTTTGCTAATGTGTTGCGTGAGTGAAATTCTTACTATCGTATTCAAGTTGATTCAACCCGACTGTACTGGAAGATTGTTTGGTCTATTGTTGATTCCAATATATTGCCTTGTGATGCGGTTTTTGATTTATGTGTATTTTGAAATGAAAGGAGGAGAGAAATGATATGAGTGAGTTAGATATTATCATGTTTGTCATCGGGCTGATCCTCGGCATGTTCGTCATGTCGTTCATCTACGGAAACCGAGACAAGGAATTGTCGGATAAGGTCGAGAACCTTGAGAAAGAACTGACAATCAAACAGAACGTAATCGAGTCAAACAACGAGACAATCGGAAGATTGCGCAAGATTTGCAAAAGGAAAGGATATGAAACCGATGATAGTAATAACTGATGTCGTGAGCAAGATCGGCGACATCGTGATGAGAGAGAAAACAATCGCCCTGTTTGGTTATGTCGTATTCAGAAAATCGGAGAGTTATCCGACTGACGGAGAAGACAGGACTGTGGGGTTTAACACTAACGGAACAAGTTTAACATATATTGAAGATGAACGAGATTGAACAACAAGCCATAGCCGACGCAATGGAAGAGAACAAGAGCCTGGTTGACCAACGCAAGGCGTACCAGGAGAGCCATAAGCATTGGACAACAAGACAACAGCACGTCAAAGAATAAAAGACATCGCACTTGTCCTCACGGATGGGTGCGACACTTTTCTATTAACCTTTAAAACCTAATGGCGGGTCACCGATTCGCATCGCTTTCCCGCCTAAATCCAAAACTAATAACCCCTTTCGATTAATATTATGAAACAAAATCAGAATATCCTTAACTTGATAACCCCTCCAACAAACATCTGCGACTTGTCGGTAGGCATCTTGACGATACCACCCCTCAGTCCTACGGCGAAGCGGCTGTCTCTAATCTTATATGTGAGGTCGCCGAATGCGAATGTGGCCATGTCCTTGGCTTGTGTAATATAGTCTGCACCTGCCTCAACGTCGAGCGACAGCCTATTGGGTGGCTTGCTCACGACCACTCGCTCAGTGATTAAGGTCTCCTTGCTATATACCTTGATGCTATCCAGTGAAGCCTCATAGCCCGAAATCCATGCATCATACTGTTCTGATGAGTAGTGCTTTGATGTAATCGGTATCTCCACCAGCGCCGAGTCTTGCGGATGTTCGGAATTACCGAACAACTGCCACTGCGAGATGGTGTCGGTGCTTGCGGGATAGGGATTATCCACGCTCTCCTTATTCCCAGATGCCTTGGGCAGTTTCATGGGTAGCCATCGGATGATAGTCCTCACTGGTGTGCTGTCCTTCGGTGTCGGTGCGATGTCGGGAATGGTGTCGATTGTCGTTGTCGTGTCCCGTGTGACGCTTTCGACGATGGGTTGGTCGTAGATACCTTTGGCAGCAAAAAAGCCGCACACACCGCCTACGATGAACCATAACGTGGCGAATAATGCCAATGCTAACGCTGTCTTTTTCTTTTTGTCCATATCGTATCGAGATTAGGTGAATATCTTATCGAGCAGGCAGCAGACGAATGTGATGGCGATGATGATTACCGCCACGATGAGGGATATGCACCCGCCGCCAAGTATCGCCCGCTGCTGGTTGTCGTTCATACGATTTCAAGTGTTATTTTCTCGCCTCGGCGATAGGCTTGCTCAATCAAGTCATCAACCTTGACAAAGGTATTCCACGAATTGATGACCTTGCCGGCGATCTTGTTCTGACCGACAATGATACACCCGCTTGATGAGTCTTGGTCAACACCCGCATGGATGAGGATGCCGTCGAAGCCCTTGACATACTTGAGCCTCGGCAGACGGCCTCCGTTGAGAGCCTTGTACTTCGGCTTCTTGACAAACGTGCCGCTTACCACGTTCTTGACAATCTCATAGATGCCTGTCGGGATAGCGGTAGCGTGCTTGACTTTCAAGCGCATAATGTTCGCAAGGCTCATGGAATGGTCTAAACCTCGGTCTCTATCCTCTATGGTGTCGCAAAGGATGACCCATTGGCCATTCTCCTTGTCAAGCATGTAGAGGTGGCCGATGGTGTACTTGTCCTTTCTTGCCGTTCTAATCAGTTTCAGTTTCATTGTTCCCTCCTTCCGCTGCTTTGTCGATGATGTGCTTGGCGATTTCCACGGCCTGCTCCTTGCTCATCGCCTCGGCAATGACACCCATCGCATGGGATATGTTCTTGCGGGTCTTCTCCTCGGCCTTTTCGTGCATTGACCATATCTCAACGATGCACAGGGTTATCGACACAAGTATAGAGGCCAGCGGCACACAATGGATGGATGTTGTCGAGAACTGCGCCCAAACGAAATGGATGAGCGTGTCAATGCCAGCACTGATAAACAACACTCCCTCATAGAGAGCGAACTTGGTTATCGACCTGCTGAACAGGTACGATGTCCGTGCCTCGCCTCTCAGCTTGGCCTTGCGCCAGCCGAAGGCTGCATCCATAGCCATCGCACCGATGACTACACACATTGCCACGACCACGATGAGGTACATGATGGGCAGGCCCTTGATGATGTGCATATAATCTCCTATCATAACTTACCCCTTTCCGAAATGCAAGCCCACGATGAACAAGGCCACGAGGATTGCGCCTATGACGGTGCAGCCCCAGTCCCACCAGTCCCAGCGGTTGCCGTTGATGTGGTAGTCAAAATACTCCTTCATGCTCGCTGCGATGATGCCGCTTGTGATAGCAGACCACAACCCAGCGAACAGGTTTAAGCTCTCAAGGTATGGGGGCAGTCCCACCGCCACTGCGATGATGACACCCGCCAATAGATGTAGTTTCTTGTCGTTCATAATCAGTCATTATTAATGTCACCTCCAGCCATTAGGATGAAGTTGACGATGTTAGCGATTCGTCTTCCAGTCTCATAGTTGCGGTACATGTAATGCTCGGAGGTATCTCCACTCGCCATGTACTGCTGACGTGCAGCCCACATATTCGACGGCTTGAGGTTGATGTAGTATGTCGGCAATGACTGGTTGTCGTAGGCATAGTCACCGCTGGTCATGCCGTTTGTGGCCTCCACATCGGGAGCATCCTCGCCTCGGTCATCCTCAAGATGGGTGCAGTAGTCAGTCAGCCATTGGGGAGCGGTGAGGTTCTTCGGCAGAATAAACTGCGTCATGTAGTTGGTGGAATAGTCGGTATCTTCAAGCGAATAACCACCTGCCCGCTCACCGCCACTCAACAGGAAAAGAGCGTCATCGTGTTGAGCGACCCATGCCTTGAAGATGGTCACATCATCACACGCATTTCCATGAGTAGTAGGTTGGCAAACTCCGTTGCTGATAGTCCACTTATCCATGCCGTAGCCAATGCCAGTTCCGTTTGTGTTAAGGCTCATATCCCTCTTGCCCTCGGCATTGCCGCCAGCGTTGATGTCAATGCAGGGCAGCACGACAATCGTATAGTCTTGCTTGAGTGTTTGCAAGAAAGATGACTGGGCAACGATGTCTGCATTGCAAAGGTATTCGGCAAGTACATACATGCCGAACTCAGTATATTTGTCCGCAATTCCCCAGCGCATTGAGCCACCCAATAGCAGTACCTTCTTACTGCCGTTGCCAAGCGTGTAGGAATAAATCTCGTCACCGCTTGAGTTCTCACCCAACTTTGCCGACTTGGCGACATAGGTGGGGTAGCTCTCGGCAAGCGCATCCCAGCGGTCATATACATTATCTTGAGTGACGATGGTATGGCTTTTGGTAGTATCGCTCCCGTCAATGCGCAGACCTTGGCGGGTCATGGCAAAGGGATAATCCCAATGGAAGTATTCGGCATCCTGCGCCTCATTGATTTTCCAGCCCTTCGTGCTAATCAACTCATAGGCATAGATGAGCAGGTTGGCACGAATACGCAATGAACGTGTCATTTGCTCTGCCGTGAATCCATATCCGAAATAGCCTCCCATGTATTCACAAACACTGCCCAATGCGCCAAGCGTGTCGTTGAACCATGCAGCGCAGATGCCCGTGCCTTGTGCTGCACAATCATTGCAATTCGTGATTACCCATTGCCCGTTGTGGCGATAATCAGTACCTCCGTCATTAATAAGGTCTTCCTCATAAGCGATGAGGTCGCTGATGAGTTGGCGCACTACTGACGCATTCGCTCCGTCAGCATTGTAGTTAATCCAAAAATGCTGGTCAACATCACCCCCATCGTGGTTATCGACAAGATAGTCGATATTCTCGATGCCTATACTCTCGACTACGCTCTTGATATGCTCCGTCTCGGGCACCTGCCACGGGTAATTCCCGCCAGTGCCAGCACCTACAAGAGCATACTGATGATTGAAGTCGGTGTTGCGGTTTGGGTTGAGCATCTGCGGCTGCACTTGTCCTTGGCCATCAATGTAGGTGTCATTCCCATCCCAATCCGTATACTGGAAGTTCATCGTAGAGTTATCGAATGCCCAAGGACTGACACAAGGCACAACGATGAAGCGCACATTATCACGCAGCGGCCTCAATCTTGAGTAAGCCGCCTCATTGCAATGGTTGCAAATGATGTCCATGATACGGAAGACAGTCTGCGCAGCATCCTTCTCATTGCCGTGAATGGTGGCCTGCACATAGAACGTCTTGGTATAGTTGGCAGGTGTGAAGCGGTAGTGGTACAACGGTTTATCACCTTTCCCGACTTTTGAATAGGTGTGCTTGGTGATAGTGCCTTGATAACTTGAATTGTCTTTCAAATCATCGTAGGCTGCAATCAGCGTGGCATACGAAAACTTGTCGTAGGTGGATGCCTCCTGCGTAGGCGGCAACCACAATCCGCTCTCTACTGGAGTGGGAGGTGTAGGCGGTTCGGGGATGTCGCTGCCTACCTGCACATCACCGAAGTACAAGCCGTCAGCCTTGCGGATAAGACCGATGGCATTGTTGGATTCGGCAATCACCGCTCCGTCAAGGTATAGTTTGTTGCCGATGACATACAAGCCAGCCCTATTCAAGCTGCCGCCAGTGGCAACAGCAACCCCGTCAAGCGACAGGGTGCGGATAGTGCCGTTGGATATTTCGATTCCCTTTGCCATGATTAACCTCCAGTACCGCCCCAATCATTAGGAACCTGATTTCGATTAGACAACGATGTGCTTGAGAAACATGCAGCAGTTGTGCCGCCGCTTGCAATCTTATCCTTGATGGCAAGATATAAGACATGGGCATCTCCAGCGAGGTGGTTGCTCTGGAATGCACTGGTCACACTTGCGAGACCACTTGGAACATCATCCAACAAATCATTTGGAATCGTATTATCTGCTGTGACTCCCGCAAACAATTCGTACAACGTAGTGGCTTTTGAAAGGGTTGTTTTCAGTTCTGCCATCTGGTTAGACGTGAGCGAAATTGACGTGCCGTTAAACAATCCAGTCACACTGAGCGACGCCACGATCGCTTTGACGAGATGGCTCAACAAACCATCTGGCAGGGTTGTAAGTGCCGTACCTTGGAAGTTGACGATGTTGTATGTGTTGTTCTGCAACGCATCGGCAGAGATTGACTCAAGGTTGGCGCAATTTGTAAAACCTCCTGAATATACATTATTCCCGATGAACTGGGTATCGCATTCAAGCGTGTTCTCGATAATCTCCACAAGCGACGCTCTGTTGTAATAGATACTGCTCGCTCCAGTCGATGCAAACGCCAACTTCGGGATTGCCGAGCCTTTAAGCGTGATGACAAATTCGTCTTGGTTAGCACCGCTGCCGATTTTACCCGTATAATCATGGGAAAGTTCTTTGTTCGCACCAGTCGATTTGTTGTAGGTTTCTACTGTGGAGCCGTCACCCCAATCAACAGTCATGTTATAGGTTTGACCTTGAACTACAGGCACATACTCAATCTTAGTGGCATCAGTCAAGCGAATCTTGAACTGGAACTTGTGGTCAACGGCGATTGTGAAGGTTTCCGAAGCGACCTCACTGCTGCCGAATCGGTTAACGGCAATGGCCTTGATGGTCGTCTCCTCGGTCACTTGGATAGGCTGGGTGTTGTCATACTGAGTGCTTGACGTGGTTGGTGTAGTGCCGTCAGTGGTGTAGTAGATAGCCTCGCCAGTGCCAGCTGAAATAGCCACCGTACCGCCACCTACGGGGAACTCGTTAGGTGTGGATGTCTCATCGCTCATAGTGAATTTCGGAGCATTGGGTACTTCGCCAATCTCGACAACAGCACCTGCCATGTCAACGAACACACCATTGCCGATGTGGAATATCGGCTTGCGGATGGTGTTGCTACCGATGGTGTCAACAAGCAACCAAATAAATTTGCTTGTATCGGTTTGGCTGCGTGTAACAGCCTGTTCATAAGTGCCGCTACCAATGGCAATCAGGTTGTCAACCTCCGTTTTGGTGTAGGTTGTTGCCTTGTCTGCTTTACCGCTGATGTCTTGGTGTGACTGCAATGCTGTGTCAGCCTTGCCAAGCAAGGTCTGCACCGCTTGGGCGAGGTCACTTGCGGGGATGCCAGTTTCGGGCTTGGTGTACTTGCCACCTATGCTTGTTTGTATGCCAGCGATAATACCACTAAGAGTGCTACTATCGCTCACGTTCTCCAAGAAAGCGACAATCTCGTTGAATGACTCAATCGCCGTGGTCGTGTCACCGCTCGTCAGTGCGTTGAGCGCAGTCTGCAAGGATGAGATTAACCCCCTTGCGGTCACGTCCTCAACGTCACGAAGAAC